AAAGAAACAAAACAATGGTTAAAAGAGAGTGAAAAGCAAACTTGCTAAATTCCATTTTTACCATATGCTGATGGCTGACTTTTTAATGCTTTTTTGGTTCCAAGTTGATGTATAAAATACAATAGAAGAAGCTGTAATAAAAGGTGTTCGTTATTACAATATAGAATGTGAATTACATCTAGGATATAGAAGAGTTAAACAATTAGAAGAAGAAGCATTAAGAGATATGCAGAAATACATTAAATAAAAAAAGTATATCTATATATAGCTAATGAATAAAAAATGCAGAATAGTTGCAGTAAGTGTGCAAAAAAAAGCAAAAAATTAAGGTATAATAGTAAGTGACAAGAGGAAAGACATATAACCTCTCATATATTCTCAATACCCTTTTATACCATAAAAAAAGCATCTACATTCTAAGTGGGTGCTTTTTTTTATGTAGTAGATTGTATTAAGAGTATAATTGTACTTTAAATAGAATCTATTCATAAAGAAAGGAAGATATATATGGCAAAACTAACAGCTAAGCAAAAAAGATTTTGTGAAGAATATTTAATAGATCTTAATGCAACACAAGCAGCAATAAGAGCAGGATATTCAGTAGATAGTGCAGGGGACATTGGAAGTGAGAACCTTAAAAAACCAGATATTCGGGCGTGTATTGAGAAAGCAATGGCAGAAAGGTCAAAGCGTACTGGAATAAATGCAAACCGTGTAATAATGGAACTGGCAAAGATAGCTCTTGTTAATCCTAAAAATGTTATAGATTTTACTAAAGCAGGTGTAAAACATGATGCACTAGATGAAGATTTGGCAGCAGTTCAGTCAGTAAAGGTTAAGGAGATGAACACTGAAAAAGGTGATTCAATAGAAAGAGAAGTAAGGCTATATGATAAAACTAAAGCCTTAGAGCTCTTAGGAAAGCATTTAGGTATGTTCAAAGAGAATGTAAATGTAAATGCTAATATTAACAGTACTAAAAAGCTAGATGCTATTTTAGGAGAATTGAATAAAGAAGATGATGAATAATTCATAAAATGAGGTTGTCTCACTAGCTAAATACCTATTTTATGAATTTTTTAATTTTTAATCTTGCAAAAAGGAGGTATGAATATGTCAGATGAATATAAGTTATCAAAAAAATACAAAGACTTTCTGAAATATAATGCACCAGTTGAAGCATTAGAAGGAACAACAGCAGCAGGAAAGACAACAGTAGGAATAGTAAAGTTTATGTTACAAGTTGCTAAGTCTAAAAAGAAAATGCATATCATAGCCTCTAAAACAACAGGTGTTGCAGAAAAGAATATAATTCAAAAAGAATATGGTTTAATAGATGTATTTGGGGACTTAGTTAGATATAACGGTAATGGAGATAAAGATAATAAGATTCCTCATATCAGATACCAGACAAACCAAGGAGAAAAGATAATATACATTCTAGGATATGATAATAAAGATAAGTGGAAGATGGCACTAGGTTCACAATTTGGATGCGTAATGATAGATGAAGTTAATACAGCAGATATAGATTTTGTTAGAGAAGTTTGTACTAGATGTGACTACATGATGCTTACACTTAATCCAGATGATCCAAACTTACCAGTATATGATGAATTTATAAATTGCTGTAGACCATTAGAAAAATACAAAAAAGATGTTCCTGATTCTATTATGGAAGATTTAAATAGATGTGAAGCAAAGAAGAACTGGACTTACTGGTTCTTTTCTTTTTATGATAATGCAAGTTTAACAAATGAAGACATTGAGAAAAAGAAACTAAGTGCTCCAAAAGGGACTAAGCTCTATAAAAATAAGATACTTGGATTGAGAGGAAGAGCAACAGGATTGATATTCCCTAACTTTGACAGAACTATTCATCTTAAGAGTAAAGCATGGGCTAAGCAATTTTTACAAAAGAATGCAACAGAACATTTTATTATATTCACAAGTGGATTAGATACTTCCTATTCATCAAATAGTAAAGATACTATTGCTATGAGTTTTGCAGGAATAACTAACAAAGGTAAATATATTTTGCTTGATGAGAGAACTTACAATAATAAGGACTTGCAAACGCCTATAGCTCCAAGTGATACTGCTAAGAATTATTATGATTTCTTAGAGAGAAATAGAAAAGAGTGGGGATTTGCTAAAGATATATTTATAGATTCAGCAGACCAAGCAACAATAACAGAACTGAATAAGTATAAGAGAGAACATGGTTTAATATATAACTTTATTCCAGCATGGAAGAAGACAACCATCATAGATAGAATTATTCTTCAAAATGGTTGGATGAATTGGGAAAAAGAGACACATATAGAACCATGTTATTTTATTTTAGAACATTGTAAGGCATATATAAGTGAACTAGAGATTTATTCATGGCTAGAGGATAAGGACAATGAGCCAGAAGATGCAAATGACCACATGGTTAATAGCTGTCAATACTCATGGTTGCCTTACAAAAATCGAATTGGTGTAGAAAGTAGGTGATAATGTGAAGATATTAAATAAGATGAAAGATAAGGTGAGAAAAGCAATGAAGAATTTTTTACAACTCCAAGAAGCTCAAAGCAGTACAATTTATATTCAAGAAAGTTTAACCCAAGAAGCTAATATAGTGAAAAATAAAATATGGTATCGTGGTGATAGCTATGAATTAGATCAGTTATATAAACAAATAAATAATAACAATCATTCATTTTGGGGAACTGTTCCAACTATAAGCATGGAAATAAGAAAGATACATACAGGCTTACCGAAGCTTATTGTTAATACTTTAGTAAATATAGTTCATAATGATTTAAACTCTATAGTTATAGAGAATGAAGCAGTTAATGAAGTTTGGGAAGAGATATATAAAGATAATAAGTTTAAAAATTTACTTAAGAAAGCTACTAAGGATGTATTAGTAACAGGCGATGGAGCTTTTAAAATATCTTTTGATGAAAGTATATCAAACTTACCTATAATTGAGTTTTATGCAGCAGATAAAATAGACATTATAAGGAATAGAGGAAGAGTGAAAGAAGTGGTTTTCTATACTGAATATAATTATAACCACAGAAAATATATATTACATGAAACTTATGGATACGGATATATAACTTATAATTTATTTGATAATTATGATAATGAGATAGATATGACATCCATTCCAGATACAGCAGAATTAAAAGATGTTAGTTTTGATAATAGCTTTATGATGGCAGTGCCTTATATTATATTTGAAAGCGATAAATGGGAAGGGCGTGGACAATCTGTATTTGATGGTAAATGTGATAATTTTGATAGTATAGATGAAGCTTGGAGTCAATGGATTGATGCATTAAGGGCAGGAAGATCTAAGACTTATATTCCAGAAAGTTTAATTCCACGTAATCCTGAAAATGGTGAACTTTTAAAACCAAGTTGTTTTGATAATAGATATATTAAAACAGATACTTATAATGGTGAAGGATTTACACCTACTATTGATACAGAGCAGCCATTAATACCTACAGATAATTATTTGCAAACTTATGTAACAGCTTTAGATTTATGCTTACAGGGATTAATTAGCCCAAGTACTTTGGGAATAGATAATAAGAAGCTAGATAATGCTGAGGCACAAAGGGAAAAAGAAAAGACTACACTATACACTAGAGATAGTATAATAGAGACTTTAAATGATGTTATACCTACACTTGTTAATGCTATTCTAAAAGCTAACAATACATGGAATGAAGAAGCAGCAAAAGATAATGAAATTACTATTGATTTTGGAGAGTATGCATCTCCTAGTTTTGAAGCAGTCGTTGAAACAGTAGGTAAAGCTAGACAATATGGTGTTATGAGTGTTGAAAGAAGTGTAGAAGAACTTTATGGAGACACAATGACTGATGAAGAAAAGAAAAAGGAAGTACAACTTATAAAAGAGCAGAATGGAATGATTGAAGTAGAAGAACCTAAGCCTTATGATGATGAAGATTTAGAAGATGAGGAAACTGATCCAAAAGATGGTGATGTAGATGGGGAAGAAGAATAAGCACTATGATATAAGAGAGATATTTGATCAAATGGAGTTGGATTTAATATCTTCTATGCATAGGGCTTTTTATTTTCATAAGAAAGAGCAGATAAGGGAAGGATTCAACTGGGAGCAATGGCAAAAAAGTAAGCTTAGGGCTATAGAAGAATATAGGAAAAGAAACAGGAAAATATTAAAATCTTACAAGAAGCCTATAAGAGAATGTGTGAATAGAGAACTTAAATATAATTACTCTAACGGTCAAAATAGATTTATAAGTGCAGCTAAAAGATTGATAGATAAATTTAAACATATAAAAAATATCATCCAAGGAACTTATAAAGGAAATGTAAGTGTACCAAAGGATATAAGCGATATTGGCTTTGGTAATCCTCCAGCAGAGAAAGATTTCTTCGGAATGAATGATAAGAAACTTGAAGCACTTCAAAAGAGTGTTAAAGCTGATATTAAAAAAGCTAACAGTTCAATCCTTAGAAAGATGGATGATGTATATAGGCAGACTATATATAAGAGCCATGTATATCTACAATCTGGGGCAGTTACTCTTAACAAGGCTATTGATATGGCTACAAAGGATTTCTTAAATAAAGGAATAGATAATATTGTTTATTCAAATGGTGCTCATGTTAATATTGCTAGTTATGCAGAGATGTGTCTTAGAACTGCTAATCACAGAGCTATGCTTTTAGGAGAAGGCAGTAAGCGTGATGAATGGAATATACATTTAGTTGTTGTATCTGCACATGCTAATACCTGTAAGTTATGTGAACCGTGGCAAGGAAAGATATTAATTGATGATGTATTTTCACATCCTTCAGAAGAATACATTAATAAATATATAGATAAATATCCATTATTAAGTGAAGCAATTAAAGCTGGATTATTACATCCTAATTGCAGGCATAGTTTAAGTACTTACTTTGAAGGAATTACAACTCTTCCTAAAGTACCAGATGGTAAAAAAGTAGTTGAATTATATGAAGAAGAGCAAAAGCAAAGAGCTATTGAAAGAAAGATAAGAAAACAAAAAAGAATTGTTGCAGGTACTTGTGATGAAGATAGTTTAAGAATAGAAACTAAAATACTTAAAGATTTAGAAAAGCAAATGAGAGAACACCTTAAAAACAATCCAGAACTAAGGAGAAATAAAGAAAGAGAAAAGGCTACAGGGGTTTCTAGAGAAGATATACTTAAGAGTATTCAAACGTTGAAGGAGATTGAGAAAAATGCTAAAATAGAAGAAATTAGAAATAAAATAAAAACAGGAGAACAACCTTTAAATATTGAAGAAGGAAAACAAGGTAAGCATATAAAAGGACATAATAATTATATTGAAGGTAGAAGTTATTTAACAATATCGACAGATGAAGCACAGGAGCTAGTAAATAAATATGCTGGTACTGGGGAAATAAGATTAAAGCAAAATGGAGAATGGGATAATAAAGAAATTATTGAGGTTGATAAAAATATAGGTGTAAATGTCAATAATAGAACTAATGAATCTTCACCTACTAATAAATTTAAAGTACATTATTCAAAGAAAGGTGTACATATAGTACCTACTAAGAAGGAGTGATATTGTGGAACTGTGGAAATATGAAGGAAAAGAAATAAAAGTAATATGTAAAAGTGGCAGAACATTCAAAGGCAAATGTACTGATTATACTCAAGCCTTGGATAATGAACCAGAGATTGATAGTATCGGTTTAAATGTAAATGGAATAAACTATGAACTATACGAAAATGAAATAAAATCAATTGAAATTATTTAAAGCACTTACTTAAATAAGAAGTAGGTGCTATTTTTATGCTCAAAATTAAGGAGGGGTTAAAATTAGTATTGCAGTTCAAATTACATTAATTATATGCATAACAATTATAATTCTTAATATAATCGAGAAGAAAAAGAAGTAGTTTAGGAGGAATAACAAGATGATTAATGAAGAATTAGACAAAGCATCAATAGGTTACAAAAGCAAATTGAATAATCCAGTAGGGGTTGTATCTATTGGAACATTTGAGTGGGCACTTATGAGAGTGAAAGAAGGTGCTATAATTGCACGTAACGGTTGGAATGGTAAAGGAATGTATGTTGCTTTAGCTTCAAGGGGAAAAGGTAAAGATGTAGCTATTACTATCGAACCTTTCTTTATTATCAAGAATACACATAATACTTTCAATACATGGGTTCCAAGCGTAAGTGATTTACTTGCTGAAGATTGGGAAGATGTAACAGAATTATATAGTAAGTAAGGTCAGTAGTTGTATAAATTGCAACAACTGGCTTTTTATTATGCTCCAAAACGTGTTTAAGAGGGTAAAAGATACATGGATTTAACAGCCGACAGGCTATAAATGGAGGTAATTAATGTTTATACAAAATTTTAATTTAAGAAAAAGACTAGGAATGAAAATGGCAGCTGATGATGGAGCAGGTTCAGGATCAGCTGGAACAGGAGAAGATAGTTCAAAAAGTGATGAAGAAGGTGATGAAAGTTCAAAGGACAATGAAGATACAGAAGAAAAGACTTTTACGCAAGAAGAAGTTGATAAATTAATAAAAGATAGACTTGCAAGAGAAAAGAAAGGACAGCCTTCTAAGGAAGAGTTAAAAGCTTTTAAAGAATGGAAAGAAACTCAAAAAACTAATGAGGAAAAGAATGCTGAAAAGATTACTGCAGCAGAAACTAAAGTAAAAGAAGCTGAAGCAAAAGCTACTGCTTTAGAGGCAAAAGTATCTGCACTAAGTAAAGGCGTTAAAGCTGATAGTGTAGATGATGTTGTAACTTTAGCTAAAGCTATAGTTGATGATGATACTACAATAGATAAAGCTATATATAAAGTACTTAAGAAATATCCAAGCTTTAAAGGAGAACAACAATCAAATAAGGGATTCAAAGTTGGCTCTGGTGGTGATAAAGGAAATCCTAAGAACACTGATGATGAACTAAAAAAAATATTTGGAATTAATAAATAATTTAGAAAGAGAGATGATTTAATATGGCAGTATATGATTATGCTGAAAGATTTACAAATTTACTACAACAAAAATATGAAACAGAATTAAAATCAGATGATTTAACTAAAAGTAATTTGAGGGTTCAGTTCATTAATGCACAAACAATTAAGTTACCTAGAATGACTTTAAGTGGTTATAAGGATCATACAAGAACACCAGGATTTAATTCAGGTACAATGTCTAATGATTGGGAACCAAAGAAACTATCTCATGACAGAGATATTGAATTTTGGATTGATCCTATGGATATAGATGAAACAAACTTAACTTTAAGTGTTGCTAATATTCAAAACACTTTTGAAACTGAACAAGCAATACCAGAAAAGGATTGTTACAGATTTTCAAAACTTTATTCAGAATTAAAAACTTTAAAGGCTGCTTCAATTGATAATACTGTAATAACTGCAGCTAACTTCTTAGAAGTATTTGATGAACAAATGTCCAAGATGGATGAAGCAGGTGTTCCTGAAGAAGGAAGAATTCTTTATGTAACTCCAAGTATGAATAAAATAGTTAAGAACGCACAAGGAATTGATAGATATATGTCTATTACAGCAGGTGCAAACTCTATAAATAGAAAAGTTCACAGTCTTGATGATGTTACTATTAAAATGGTTCCTGCTGCTAGATTAAAAACTTTATATAATTTCACAGATGGATGTGTAGCTGATTCTGCAGCAAAACAAATTAACTATATTTTAATTCATCCATCTTGTGTTGTATGTAGGGATAAATATGCATATATTAAACTATTTACACCAGGTACTGATTCAAGAACAGCTGATGGATATTTGTACCAAAATAGAAACTATGGTGATTTATTCTTATTGGAAAAGAAAGTTGATGGTATTTGTATAAATGCCGAAGCTGAAGCGTAGGAGGTATATAAATATGAAAGCAGTAAAAGATAACAAAGTATATATTGTTGATGAAGCCACTAAACAGAATTATGTTAAAAGTGGTTTTGATATTTATGATGATAATGACAATATTATCGAATATGGAGCAGGAAAAAAAGTTGATTTTAATAAGTATGCAGAACTCAAGGAAGAAAATGAAAAACTTAAATCTGAAATAAAAGCTTTAAAAATAAGTTCTATGACAGTAGAACAACTTAAAGCATATGCAGCTGAAAATCAGATTGATTTAGGAGATGCAACAACTAAAGAAGCAATAATTGCAAAGTTAGGTGAATAATATGTGTTATGTTGATGAAGAATATTATAATATTCATTCTAAAATAATAAACGATAATCTTAAAAATAAACTCGAAAAAGCTAGTGAGCAAATAGATTCTATGACATTTAATAGAATAGTTGCTGCTGGCTTTGATAATTTAACAGAATTTCAGCAATCTAAAATTAAGAAAGCAGTATGCTTGCATGTAGATTTTGTTGAAGAATATGGACAGTATTTAAACAATCCTTTAAGTGCATTTAGCGCTGGTAGTATTAGCGTTACACTTAATAGAGATGTAGTTAAATCTATCAATGGCGTAACTACATCTAATGAGGTGTATAACTTATTAAAACAAACAGGATTAACATGTAGAAGTTTTAATTATTAAGGTGGTGATTTTATGAAACTACCTTTTCCAGATTTTCTTCTTAATACACCAGTAACAGTATATAAAACTGAATTAGGTGAGGATGGACCAGAAGAGGAGAAAATTTTTGAAGGTAAATGTATCTATACAGATAAAACAAAGCAGGTAATGACAGCAGAGAAACAATTAATAACTCTTACAGGCAAAGTAGTAATAAAGGGAGCTTTGGATATAAAGGAAGGATATGTTATTGTAAATGAAACTAAGAAAATTATTTACAGCGTTGAAAAACCTATTAATCCAGATGGCTCTATTTTCTCCACAGAGCTTAATTTAACATGAATATAAAGGTAAAGTTAAAACTATATCCAGATAAAATAAAAGGCTTAGAAAAGGCTTGTAAAGAAAGCTTAGAAAAGACAGGTAATGCAGTTCTTAGTGATATTAAAACAAGTCAAGTTGTTCCTAAAGATACAAGTACTCTTGAAAATAGTGGTTTTGTTGATACTACAGGAATAAGTTGGGGATATTTAAGAATAATGTTTGACACTCCATATGCTCGTAGATTGTACTGGCATCCAGAATATAATTTTAGACATGATAAAAACCCTAATGCAAAAGGTTTATGGATGCAAGATTACGAGCAAGGAGGACAAAAAGAGAACTACATGAAAAATGTTTTTACTATGTTTTTAAAAAAGAATAGCGGAGGATTGATTAAATGATTACTTTAAAGGATGTAAGAGAGTTTTTAAAAACTAAAATTGATTGTGATAACTGGTATAGTGGCAAAATAGATGCAAGTAAAGATAAATGTATAGGGATATATAATATACAAGGTGGTAAGCCTTACATAGCCCTAGGTGGAATAGATAATACATCTTATTCATCTAAGGCTATTTCTATATTGGTTCATTGGACTAATAACAGTAATACCGCAGAATTAAAAGCACAGGAAGTATATAATGCTTTGTTTGGTCAACTTGGAATTATTGGAGAACATAAGGTAATTATGTTTGATATGAAAACAGATGAGCCTGTAAATGTCGGTGCTGATTCTAATGGTATTTTTGAATATGTAATTAATTTAACAATAAAATATGAAAGGTAAGTGATGTAAATGTCCAAAGTAACAAGTGGTGTATATCCTGTTTATGACACAGACTTTAAAATTGGTACAAAAGGGTTAGCAAGTACTACTGAAGATATGAAAACCATAGCTGATATGGAGACATTTGAAATGAGTATTGATAGTAATGTTGAAGAGTGGACTCCAATGACAACAGCTGGATGGGCAAGAGCTTTAATGACTGGTAAAAAGTTTACTATAAGTCTTAAAGGAAAAAGAAATGTTGGAGATGCAGGAAATGATTATGTACACAGCATGACATTTAAGGATGGATTAGATTGTAGTACAAAGTTTGAAGTTGATTTTCCTGATGGATCTAAACTTGAATTTAATTGTGTTATTAGTATTAGTAATGATGGTGGTGGAAATTCTACTAATGTTGCAGCATTGGAATTTGATGTACAATGCGACGGAAAACCAACTTACACAGAAAAAACACAAACACCAACAGCATAATAGAAAGAAGGTAAAATAATTGAATTATAATATTATAGAAAGAATGAAAGAGGCTAATAAAAGGCCTGTAATAGAATTAGATGAAGGACATAACTTTACAGTTAATAGTAGTGTCCCTGCAGTTTTAAGGATACAGGAAATACAGGAAATATCTAAAAGGCAAAAAGAGAATGGAGGAGAGTACAATGAAGTAGATGGAGTATATGACATAATTGCAGTTGCTTTAGGCAAAGAAGCAGTTGAATATATAAAATCTCAAGAGTATACTTTTGCTGCATTGACCTTAATTATAGAAGCAATAATGGCAGCTATAAATAATTCAACTTTAGAAGAAGTGGAAGAACAGAATAAGCAAGCTCCCAGCAAATAGCTGGTATGATTTATTTGAGGATTGGGACTTAATAGAAAGTTCTTTTGCTACTCAATATGGAATAAGGTTTAATGAGATATGTAACATGGACTGGGGCGAGTTTTGTACATTACTTAAAGGAATAATGTATAAAACTCCTTTGGGACAAGTTGTTTCTATACGTTCAGAAGAAAATAAAGATATGCTTAAAAACTTTACTAAGGAACAACATAAGATAAGAAGTCAATGGAGAGCTAAAGTTAATAAGAATAAATTTTCAAATATGACTAATGAAGAAAAACTTGCAAAGGTTAAAGAAGCTCAAAACATATTTAAAAATCTATGCAAATGATATATACTATATATTAACAAAAATGTTAATAAGGTGTTGGATGATATGATAGTAGATAAAAGTACATTTAGGGAATTAATGAAAGAAGGGGGAGGAAGATTCAAAAGTGTAAATACAATGGGAAAGATTGAATATGGCTATAAAGAAATAAAATGTGGTGCTCCATTAAACATTTATGCATTATCTAATGGTATTTTAATTGATGTCACTTTTGGTAAAAAAGTCTTTATAGATTATAAATCTATTGAAGATGTAAAAGCATATAATGGAAAACTAGATATTTCATTTTGTGAAGATAGCAGAAAAAGACAAGTTATAATTTCGATTGCCTCTAAATTAGAGTATATGTATAATTCTATAAGACAAAATGCTAATTTAGGGTATAGGGAAATAGAAAGAGCACCACTTCAGCAATCAACAGTTGTTGTAGAAGAGAAAAGAGGTATAGTTAATACACCTTCTAATTCTAATAGAGGAATGGCTTGCCCTAAATGTGGCAGCCATGAGATACAGATAATAAGTAATGAGGCTAATATGAAATCAAGCACATCTTTAAATTTGAATCCTTTAAAACCATTTACTATATTTAATCACAAGAAAAAAGCAAAAGTTTCAAAAGCAAAAGTTGGGGCGGCACTACTAACAGGTGGAGCTTCATTAATGTTTACAGGAATAAAAAATAACAAGCATTTAGAAGTATTTTGTACACAATGTGGCCATAGATGGAAAACAAAATAATTTAATGCTCAAAACACTTGGTTTAAGTACCAGGTGTTTTTTTTATACACAAAAATAGAAAGGAGTTGATTGCGTGAGTGATAGTGTAGGTAAAATAAGCTTGGATTTAGAAGTTAAGAGTGACTTGCAAGGACAAATAAATAAGATAAGTAGTAATATTGCTAAAGGTTTAAAGAATAGTCTACAAGGAGTAACAAAAGGTATTTTTAATGAATTAGGAAATGGTATAAAGAAAGCTACAGGTAATATTAATAAGGCTGTAGGGAGTTCTATTGCAAAACTCAAGAAAGGTATGCAAAATACATTATCTGCCTTTAAAAATATAAAGATTAATACCCCTAAAGTAAGTTTTAAACCTAGCAATGATAAAACTACAATATCTAGTCCCGTACAAAAAGTTATATCTAGAGCTCCGCCTAATAATAACGATTCAGAACAATTAACTACTAAAATATCTAGTACTGAAAAAGAATTAGATATAGTTAATAGGCAGATAGAGAATCAAAAAGCTAAGTTATCACAATTGCAACAATCTTATAAAAATGCGTTTAGTGAAAGTAAAAAAAGTAAGATTGAAGAACAAATGTTAAGAACAGAAGCTGCTATCAATAGACTTATTACAAAATCTGATAATTTAGGTTTTAAATTAAACACTTTAGACTCTCAATTAAATAATACTTCTAGTGGATTAAATAATGTAGCAAATAACACATCTCAAAGTTCACGTAAAATAAACAATGCAAGCAAGAAAGTTGGCTTGTTAAGAAAAGCTTTAAATGGTCTTAAAAACTCTGCCGATGTAACAGCAAATAGAATCAGTAATATGGGAGATATAATAGAATCTAAATTTAAAAAAATTTATAAGTATGCTATGACCTTGCTAGGAATTAAGATGGGAATTAAAGGAGTAAGAGCTGTAGGTAAATACCTTAGAGAAACATTTGCCATAGATAGTGAACTTATGACAAATATAAACCAATTCAAGACTAACCTTATGGTAGCTTTTATACCTATATACAATTTTATATTACCTGCATTAAGGGCGTTAACATCTGAATTAGCAACACTTTCAGCTATGTTTGCAAGTCTTATTAATAACTTATTTGGAACTACTTATAAAGCATCTATTCCTGCTACTCAAGCTATTATAGATGCTAAAGATGCTATGGGAGTGTATGGGAATAAAACTAAGGATGCTACTAAAAAAACTAAAGATCTTAAAGCTGCATTGGCAGGATTTGATGAAATTAATCAACTAACAAAAGATAACAAAGATGATAATGATGAAGGTACTAGTAAAGCTCCAAAGCTTGATACTAGTAGTTTTAACTCCAGTATGGATGATTGGGCAGCAGGCGTTAAGCAAAAGTTACTAAAGTTATTAGAACCTGTATTTGCAGCTTGGAGAAAGGAAGGAGAAAAAACAATAAATGCTATTAAATATGCTCTTTCATCTGTATGGGATTTAATAAGATCTATAGGAAAATCATTCGAGGAAGTGTGGTTAAATGGTACAGGACAAAGAACATGTGAACTGATATTACAAATACTTCAAAATATATTTAACATAATAGGAGATATAGCAAAGGCATTTAGTAATGCATGGAACAAAAATAATATTGGTACTAAAATAGTACAGCAACTATGGAATGGATTTAATAATCTTTTAACTATAGTAAAAGGTGTAGGTGATGCTTTTAGAAACGTATTTGAGAAAATAGGTGAAAGTGTTGCTGATCATTTCATAGGTGTACTAGAGTCTATGTCAGGATTATTTGAACATTTAACAGATTGCTTAAGAAAGGTCTGGGACAATGGAGGAAAGTATTGTTTTGAACAGATTTTAGAAGTAGCAGGAAGAGTTTTTGATATTCTTAGTGATATTGTAAGTGATGTCGTAAAACCTATGGCAGAAGCTGTATTAAATATACTTACACCAGCACTTGAAGGAATATTTAAAGTAATAGGATTTATATTAGAGCAACTCAATAAAGTCTTAGAATGGGTAGATGGTGACGGAAGAGGAATACTTGATTTTATTGGTGAGTTTGGTGGTGCACTTTTTATTGCATGGGGTGTTGTAGAAGCAGGAATAAAAATATTTGAAACTGCTAAAAAAGCTATTGAAGGTGTAAAACTAGGAGTTGAGATACTTGGTGGTGCATTTTCATTTCTCACATCTCCTATCGGAATTGCAATAGCAGCAATAGGTGCAATTATATTTATAGGGTATGAACTTTGTAAACATTGGGATACAGTAAAACAAAAAGCACAAGAAGTATGGCAAGGCATAAAAGATACTTTTAATACATTTAAGGATTGGCTCAAAGGGGTATTTGCTAATGACTGGACAAATCAATTTGGAGCATTAGGAGTTGTATTTAATGGATTTTTTAGTGTTATTGGAGGAGTTGTTAAGGGACTTTTTGGAGTCTTTAAAGGTTTAATAGACTTTATAGCAGTGGTTTTTACAGGAGATTGGGGTAGAGCATGGAAGGGTGTTGTTGAAATCTTTAAAGGTATATTTCAAGGGCTAGGATCAATTTTAAAAGCACCTATCAATGCAGTTATAGCATTAATCAATGGAGCTATAAGTGGTTTAAATGCATTAATTAAAGGAGCTAATAATCTTCCAGGTATAGAAATAAGTACTATACCTAAAGTACCTTACCTTGCTAAAGGTGGTATAGTTGACACCCCTACATTAGCAATGATAGGTGAAGCTGGCAAAGAGGCAGTAATGCCTTTAGAAAACAATACAGGATGGATAGATAATCTTGCAGGACAAATAGCTGGTAAAATGGGTGGTAATTCTTCCCCTATAGGAGGCAGTAAACAACCTGCACAATTAAATATTTATTTGGATGGTGTTCTGACTGCACAAAAGTTTATTGATGACATTAATGAAATGACTAAGAGTACAGGGACATGTCCAATAATAGTATAAGGAGGGATTATTATGGCCTTTTTAACAATAGGCGGTGTAGAGGTTGCTGCACCTACTAAATTTGATGTGACTTTAAATGACTTGGATAGTGAAGATTCAGGAAGAAATAAGCTTACTGGAAAGATGGCGAGGGCTAGAATAGGGACTTTTGCTAAAATAGAATTAGAATGGAATAACTTAAATAAAGTTCAATGTACTGCGATTCTTAATGCAATTAGCAGTACTTTTTTTACAGTTAGTTATGTAGATCCAAGGAGAGGAAGAAGGAGCAGTATCTTTTATGCAGGTGATATTAGTACAGAAAGTTTTAATTATGATTCTACAAGTGATACAGTTTGGTATAAGACAGTTAAATTCAATTTAATAGAACAATAGAGGAGGCGAGGTAATTTGTATGAAGTAAGTACAGCTTATAAAAATTACATAGCAAATAACCTGGAAAGAAATTATAAAATCAAGTTAACAATTGGAACTGATGTAATAGATTCTAATGATATATTTAGTTATAGTATAGAAACTAATCAACCTTCAGATAAGTTCACAATAGGTAATGCTATATCTCAAATTCTTAAGATAGAAATTAAAAATCAAGAAAAACCTTTTTATACTAATCAACTTTATTTACAAATTGGAATGTTAGTTAATGGATCATATGAATATGTTCCTATAGGCTATTTCAATGTAGATAAATCAGAAAAGAAGGACCATAGAACAACATTGACCTGTTACGACAATATGTACAAGCTTGAAGGTTTATATGTATGTCAGCTAGGGAAAACAAAAACTATAAAAGATATAATGGATGATATAGGCTCTAAGACAGGTATTAAAATGGTAACTGATAATTATAGTAATTATACAATTAGTGATGATATTGTTGGGTATAGTTATCGTGAAGTTGTTGCTATGATGGCAGGCCTTAATGGTGGTAATGCTTATATAGATAGAACGGGTAAGATTAAATTTGTATATCTTAGTGACAGTAGTACTAAATGGAGCATTAATGACTTCTCTCTTTTTGATGGTAATAGCTTTAAGGAGCAGAGTTACACAATAGATAAAGTTACTTGCTACAAGGATAAAGATACTAGTTGGAGTCATGGAAACCTTGGAACAACTCCAATGGTCATTGAATATGAAAACCCATTTATGACACAAGCTATTGCAAAAGATATTTATACTAAACTTGCTAATATAACATATCAAGCTTTCAGTATGGATACAATGAGTTATTTAGCTTTAGACGTAGGGGATTGGATAACTTATACATCTCAAAGTAACACAGTTTATAGCTTATGTATTCAACATTATAAGTTTAGTGGTGGAATAAAACAGACCTTAGAAGCTAAAACAGATGGCAATAAAAATAATTTTAATGCAAATGGTTCTCTTACACAGAAAGTAAATAGAACTATAACAGATTTACTTGCAGCTAAAAAAGCCATTATCGATAAAGCAAATATAGATGATCTAGTTGCAAGTAAGATAACAGTAGAAACATTAAATGGTGGAAGCGCAACTTTGCAGGAGATACTTACTAGTTTCATATCAGGTACTGAAGGCCAATTTCTTCATTTAACAAGTGGTAATGTGGTTATAGATGAAGCAGTTATAAAAGAATTAATAGCTGCTAGAATCAAGGTTAGTGATTTAATGGCAGGAGCTATAAATACTAGTAAATTTAATGTTACTAGTGATGATGGTGGTATTAATATATCTGGAAGTACTCAACAGTTTAAAGATAAAAATGGAAAAGTAAGATTACAGATAGGAAAAGATGCAGAAGGAAATTTTACTTTTGTTCTAGTAGGAGAAGATGGAACAACATCCCTTATAGATGAAAATGGAATAACCAAAAATGCAATTCCAGAGAAAGTAATAGTAAATGATATGGTAGCAGATAATGCAAATATAAGTGGTAGTAAATTAGATATAGAAAGTCTTTTCAATGTGATTAATAATGATGGTTCACACACATTTAAAGATAGTAAAATCAAACTATCTGATAGTGACCAAACTTTAGATGTAGCTTTTAAAGAAATAAATACAAAAGTTAATAATATAAAGTATAGTGGTGAAAATTTACTTAGATACAGTAGAAGTTTTAATCAAAACTGGTGGACTGGTAGGTATAATGCAGAATTAACAAATGAAACAACATATAAAGGATTAATATGTTATAAAACTACAGGACAATGGGGAAGATTAGACCAAGGTTATGAAGTTGAACAAGGTAAAACTTATACATTTAGTGCTTATATAAAAGGAATTATGGATAGTGGTACAATTCCTTTTAGTTTCTTTAGTGGAAATGGCGATATAGTAGACAGCAATATAAAAATGGGCAATGCACATACTTATTGGTATAGGTATTCTTATACTTTTACAGCCAAGGCAACTGGTGGGGTAAGGCTAGGATTTCAACCATCTCAATCTGATATTGGGACTACTAAGTATTTACTAGTGTGTGGTATTAAATTGTGTGAAGGTGAAAATACTGTTTATACAGAAAATCCTTTAGACTACAAACCAACTACAAAGAATTTATATAGAGGAACTGGTACATTTGATTCTAAATATTGGACTGCTAAGAATTTATTACCTTACGAACTTAATAATAAATATAAAATGGCAAAATATAACTATGGAGAACTAGGAATTGATGTATTATCAACTCCTACAGCAAGTCAAGGCTTTGATTTTAATAATACAAAGAAAATTTATACTATTAGTGCATTATTTAAAGCAAGTAATGACAATATGACAATTGGTATAACAGTTAGCACTGGTAGAGTAGGATGGCAAAAGAAAGCTTTAACTAAAGGACAATGGGTACAATTATATTGGACTTTTGCAGGAGATGGAAAAAGTCTAGAAAGATTTAGGTTTGAAGGCTTAACAGGAACAACAGGAGATTATGTATATATAGCACAAGTTAAAGTTTCTGAAAGTGCTTTAGCAGATGAATGGTGTCCACACGAGCAAGATGATTTAGAAAAAGCTTTATGGCTTGAAGATAACTTAAATAAGAATAGGAATTATTGCCTGAGGGATTGGTATTGTAAATATAATACTGTACTTAATATAGAAGATAAAACTGATTATTATTCTATAAAATGTATAAAGGTTACTGAAGGACATCATGCTTATGCTAAACTATATAAAAAATTAGAAGTAGGTAAAACTTATACAGTAAGTATTTGCATTAAAAATACAATGTCAGTAATTCTTAGACCATATGAAATCGAAACACCTGTTGTTTATACAGATTTTCAATTAAATATACCATCTTCTGCAGATTATAAAATTTATGCTACAACATTTAAAGTGACTAATACAACAACAAATGCATTATTTATTACTTCTACAGATTTTAAAGCAGTAGGTGATGAAGTTGATGTTAAATGGGTAATGTTGAATGAAGGTGAACTAGCAAAAGATTTTCAACTTGCCCCAGAGGATATAATATCAAAAACTAATAGCCTTCAAACTGAATTTAACGTACAACAAGGACGAATAAACGATTTAATTAAAGATACTACTATAGAAGTATCGGGTACATCTACAAAATTAAAAGATGCTTATTCTCAATTTGTGCAAACTCAAAATGGTGTAAATTTAACAGTAGCTAACCTAAATACAGAAGTTTTAGGGACTAATGGAATTAAAAGCAAAGTATCTAGCGTAGAAACTAAGGTTACAGATGAAGCTTTTAAAGTTCAAGTTAATAAGAATAGAAATTCTAAATACAAGGTAAGATACATTAGGGACTGGTTAAATGGTTCAACAGCAAGTTCTAATAATCTATGGAATATGATACAAGCATGGAATAATACTGGAATAGATAGAGCAAGTGGCAAGACAGTTATAAGTAATCTTGCAATAACTAATCCAACATATGCTACGGATGATGATTATGCTACTAATGCAAGTGGTACAGGTAAACAATATGTACAAATAGATCTAGGAAAAGTGTATGAGGACATAGATGTAATTAAGGTATGGCACTATTATATAGATGGACGTACATTCCATGGAACTAAAACAGAAATAAGTTCTGATGGTACTCATTGGACAACACTTTTTGATAGTTCTATTAGTGGAGAATATGCAGAAAATAGAAATGGACATTATGTTAAAGTCAATGATACTTGTATATATAATCCGGAATTAACTGTAAATGAAGAAGGATTAACTATAGAAGATGGTGGCATTAAGATTAAGAAAAATGGTAAAAAAGTATTCGGTGTAAATGATACTGGTGACTTGTATATGCAAGGTATCTTTGAACAGGTTGACCCAACAACTGGCTGGAAAAGCGTGGCTATTAAAAATAATGGTGTTGAAGTTTATGATTGGAGGTTAAAAAATGATTTAGTAGGTGGGTTGACGTCTGTCGAATACAAAAATACAGGACGTGGTGGAGCAGTCCTATATTCTGACTATGGTAATGTATTGGGTATAGGATATCGAGATAGAAACGGAACACCAGAAGATCCTTCTGGAAGTACATTTCATAATTTAATTGAAATAGATGATACTGAAACTGTATTTAATGGAATGGGTAAAATGGCGTTCTGGGATAAATATTTATTCTATGGACAACCAATTTTTATGTCTGATACTAAACATTTTAATTATGCAATGAATATATATTATGGTAATGACCACAATATTCCAATTGGAAGAGTAGTTGCAAGTAATAATAACAATATAGCTTTAACTTGTTCTCAAGAACTTGGGAATAGTGTTGTTTTGGGAATGCATACAAGTGAGGCAAGGTTTACGTATTTATTAGAATCTAATAAGAATGGTACTACTGTATATGGAAATTTAAGCGTTACTGGAACTAAAAATCGTTTAGTTGATGTTGGAGATAGCTATTTAGCACTTAACGCATACGAAACGTGTTCTCCTTATTTTGGAGATGTAGGTGATGCTGTAACAAATGAAGAAGGATATTGCAAGATTGTTTTAGATGAAGAAATTAAGAAAACTATAAATACAAAAATGAAATATCAAGTGTTTTTAACCGTATATGGGGATGAAGACACTTGGGCTAGATGCATAGAAAGAACAGAAAATTATTTTTTAATTAAAGGAAGTCCCAATACTGAATTTGGTTGGGAAATAAAAGCAAGGCAAAAAGGATTTGAAAAAATAAGATTACTTAGAAAAGAAAAAGGAGATGTTAGAAGTGAGTAAAAAAACATCATTAGTACCAACAATGATAAATTTAAGTAAAGCATCAAGAGGATATGATGTAGCAATAACTTATGATGAATATGATATAGATGATACTTGTATAAATACTAATTCTCGCAAAAGTGCTACTTGTACAAAAATAAAAAATCCAGAAATGAATGAAGTTGTAGAAAAGTTATATTCTTTACTGGAAACTTATATAAATAAAGAATAGCTTTACATATATTGCTATAAAATGTAAAATGTAATTATTAGAAGGAGTGTGAACTATATGTTAGATACCAATATAAAAAAAATAATTGCGGCTATTCTTCCTTTTGTAGCAGTTGGATTTGGAAGTGCTTTTGCATCTCACAGTTTAACTACAAAGGCAGATGAAAAGTCTGCTGCACAGTTAGTTGAAGAAGCTAAAGAGGAACTTACAGAAAGTTTTTCTAAACAGCTACAAGAAATTAAGACTAATAATGAAGAGAAAGATAAGCAAATTCAAGAACTTCAAACACAATTATCAGAAGCTAATCAAAAGCTTCAAAATAAAAATGAAGTAAAAGAAACCACAGAAGAAGTTAAAGAAAATTATGCTACAAAACCTTATGTAGACAATAAAGTTAATTCAGCAAAACAAGAAGTTAAGCAAGAAACTAAAGCAGAAGTAAAGGCAGATACACAACAACAAGTTAATGAAGAATTTAACAAACATGGTTTTGGAGAAAATAAGCCTACTATAGAGCCTCCAACAGATACTACACCAGAAAAGGAAGAAGTAAAACCAGAAACAGGCAACTAATTTATAACTATTAATTTCAAAGAAATATTAAAAAGCTAGTTTTTTAACTGGCTTTTTTTATTTAAAAAAATCAAAAAAGGAGTAATGAAATGGAAAAAATTAAAGGAAGTATAACTATTATAGGAACAGGGTTTACATGGCTATTTGGAGCTTGGGATATGGCTTTAATAGTATTAATTTCATTTATGGCATTGGATTATATTACAGGATTAATAAAGGGGTGGAGTAATAAAACTCTTAGTTCACATATTGCATCAAAAGGAATTGCAAGAAAGTCATTAATATTTATTGTGCTTATTGTATCAGTATTATTAGATAGGCTTTTGAATACTGGAACATGGGTATTTAGGACATTAGTATGTTATTTCTATATAGCTAATGAAGGAATAAGTATTTTAGAGAACTGTGCAGAGCTTGACTTACCAATTCCTGATAAGGTTAAAGAGGTATTAATACAGTTAAAAGAAGGGGAAGCTAAGAAATAATTTTCCAAGCAATTGGAATTATCAAAATAAAATGATAAAAATAAAGATGATAAAAGTAGAAGGTAAAGTTAGTAACTAAGCCTTTTTTATTTTTATCATTTTTTATTATTAAATATAAGGAGCGTGTAATAATGAGAATATCGCAGAAAGGTATAAATTTAATAAAAGAATTTGAAGGATGTATATTACAAAGCTATGATGATTATAATGATAGAATAGTTAATGCTGGAGATAATGTAAGGGGAACGT